TATGACCTGTTGCAAAATATTTGTAGGCATCGCAAAAACTCCTTTTCAGAGAAATATTTGCAACGACCAATGAGTAGAACTAGTTTAGCCCTTAAGCCAAGGCTGGTTCCTTAAGTCTCGAATACCCATCTTGCCGTTGCTACCGGAAACTCTGGATGGCTGCAAACGGTCGAGTGGTTCGGCTACATCTTGACCCTGGGCGTCGGCTTGAGCTTGTTTGTTATCTGCTATCGACTTCGATAACTTCAACAATTCGCTATGCGCCTGCTTTGGATTCTTTTCAGCTAGCCTATCAAGTCCTGCGATCTTTAATGGGTTTTTTGCAAGGTCATATAACACATCACCCGCATTTTCTATCCCTGATAAAAGGAACGTTATCTGCGGAAACACTGTTGGGTCAAAGTCCTTTGTAACCTCATCAAAATCTTCGTAAGCAGTACGGCCTTGGTCTAACTTGGAAAGATAATTCTGCGCAACCTGCGTCATCTCTGTTTTGAGCTTCTGCTGTTGCATTTCCTGGTTAAACTTTTCCTGCACTTGCTGGTAGATAGCATTTGCGTCGACTTCTTTTGGCACTTGCTCGTTACGTTGTTCCTGTTTGGAACGCGTCTCATTAAGTGCTTCAATATCACGCTGGTGCTTTTCTTCCGCTTCGCGCTTGGCTTGCGCTACTGCTTTAGCGCTTTGTGCATTTGCAATCTTAGCTAGCTCATCCCGAGTAAAAAGCTTCTCTTGCTCTGAATTAGCATTCGTTTGACTGCCAGCACTCGCACTAACATCCGAAACTTGATTCTCTTCCATTTCACCTTCCTTAATGATTTTTTTTCCCGCTTCTCTGCGGTAAGTTTCCTCGGTAACGATGGAGTCTCGCCCAGTTTTCCGCATGGGTGCGTATATGATTCTTTGCTATTTTAACCGCATAGCTGCGTAGAAAAGTGTCGCACTAATAAAACTTATCACTACTATAGATTATTTTACGATCAATAGCACTTGTCAAATTTATTTTTTACCTATCTTTTTCAAGGTGACAGCCATGTTCGCTTGCTTTCTGGTTGTCGGGTCTTTGCTTCTAGTCGCCTTCTCAAGCTTTTCAACGGGTATGTTTTCGTTCTTTTTAGCACCAAGTTTCTTTCTCAATGCGCCCTTTGAACTGGGTTTGATAGCATCTTGTATCCACTTCTTACTGCCCATCTTTCTTCTCCCCATTAAATCGCTCATTAAAATGGTTGCCCAATTGAACGGCTGCATCAACAGCGCTTCTGGTGTTTTCGGCATCGATTTTGGCCGCTTCAAGTTCTGTTTGAACATCAGCATTTCTGATCTTGCTAATAGTCTCAAGGAACTTGGTTTCTGAATCACGCTCCTTAATGGCGGTATTGGCAGCATCGTTTTTGGTTTTCTCTTCAATCATCATCATTGCTATTTCAGCTTCCGATGGCGCTTGTATTTCTTTTTGGAGTGCAGCCATTTTCATGGATTCTTGCTGACTTTGAATCTGCAATTGTTGTTGTTGCGCTTCTTGAGCCATTGCTTGCTGTTTCTTCTTTCTTTCCATCCAGGCGTTAGCTTTCTCTTTAAGCTCATCAATGCCGCGCATCTCAATATTATCGAGAAGTGTGGGCAGACCCTCTTCGTTAAAGAATTCAGCAAAACCTTGATTGGCTTGAGACATAGATACGACTGTTTGCAGTGCAATTTCTTTCTGCATGGCAAAATTAACACCAGTCTCAACCTTTACTTGAAGATTGTTAGGGTCATAGTTCATATACAAACTACCCTTCTTATTGATCTCCATGTATGAGCGTTTTCCGTTAGGAAGCAGGATAGGCAAGCTTCTTGGGGTTCGATAATACTTTGGAATGAGATCAATAATAATCTGCGCAATACGATTGAGACCTTTGATATAGCCAACTACATAGGGAACAGATGCATTATTACTTTGTATAGCACTACGAGCAAAAGCAATTCCTGATAGCTGACCATTGTTCACCCCTGCCGCTGAATCATAACTTCCTAAAATTGTTTGGGTCATCTCATCAGACATTCTAAATGTGTCAGATATTTGCGGTGGAATTGGCGTGCGCATAATCTCACGCGGTGGTGGCAATGTTACCTGTGGATTGTTCGTATCAAGGAAATGGTTATACATCAACGTATCAGCTTTCTGTACGTTCTGGTACGCATCCATGTAGTCTTCTGGAATAGATTCAACAGCGACTAGGAACTTATGCTGTACGGTATTCTCAAGCTCATTCGCTAATGACTGGCCTGCGAAGTTCTTTAAGCGCTGAATGCCTTCTGCATGGTAAACATAAGGCCGCGTCATTTGCGTATAAGAACCTGATTCTTTCAAGATGACACTATTACCATCAATGAAAACTAACGGTAAATATTTATAGTTTGTTTCTTTAAAGGCGAGAACTTTGCTCTCACAAAACCGATAGCGACAGATATATTCAATGTTGGTCTTTCGCTCTTTAATGGGTATAGGCGGCTGCTCAACAATGCCATCTTCTTGCCATTTCTTTAGCAGCTTTTCGTATTCAGTTTTGGTTATCATGTGACCATTGGTCAGCTTATAGATCGTATCTTTTCTGACTTTTTTCTCGTAATAATCACAAACTAAAACAATCTCTTCCTGCTCATTCTGAAACGACCAGTCGAAGTTAGAAAGGTTCCTAGTGAACTTCATTTCTTTGGCAGCTTCTTCCCCAAATTCTTCTTCAAAAGCTTTACGAGTCATTGGATAAAGCTCGGCGCAAAAACGCCCGTCACCTTTATGAGATTTTCTAGCTAATGGATCAAATACAGTGAGCGTTGGATCAAACACACGCTCAACGCAGATGTTTTGCTCAAGGCTCATATCATTGACATATTCAGTAAAGACACGAAGCACGGAGAAACCACCTGCCAGCAAGTCTGAATACACATTGTAATCCAGCATGTCATTAGCGCCGTCAAAGAATATGGCGCGCAAGTGAGCTTCAATTACCTTAAGCGTGCCAGTGAATTCTTTAGTGAGCATTCCAATCGGAACACCATCTGCCGCGCGCACACTTAAGCTCGGTTGCTGCTTTGCAAAGTCACCGCGCAAGCGTGAGATGAATGATTCTAGGATATTAAATTCAACAGTTGGTTTGCCAACATCGGCTAGCGTTGCCGCTTCATCATCAGACAAAGAAGTCTTGAAGACGAACTTGATAAATTTCTCAAAGCGCTTTACGTTTTCAGCAAAGTACTGCTGGGATTCTTCTACACTTTTTTTAAGCTCTGGAAGTCTATCTGCATGTATTTTAGCTAATTCTGCCATTCCTTGCGGCTCCTGCCCGTAGTTTTTTCTGTAACGAACGGTTCATGCCATCCGATACACGCTTTCTTGCCTGTTGTCTATCGTCATTAGAGTATATTGTTTTCTCAATTAAAGCGATACGGATGCCATCGGCTAGCGTATCGGCGATGTCATCGTATCGGTGAGCATCGCTTGCTGTGATCTTTGCCATGTGAGTTAAGCATAAACTGACATGTTTTCCATGCGTACTCATTGAGATTCGCCTGGACGCAATTAAGGGCTGCATCTCTAAGAAGCGCTGCGTCTTGCTACCGGATGCTGCCGTTCTCTCTATTTCTCTTATGTTCATGCCACGAAGTTCACGCAATACATTAACTAGCGTCACCCCCGTTGACTTCTTTTCAATCGCTGCCATAAGTGGTGGTTTTTTATGCAAGCTGCAATTAGCATAGAAGTCCAGAAAGGCTTCCTTTAAGTCTTTCGGCTCAATTCTCATCTCAACACAATCGATCCAATGCAAGCCAAGCTCCCCTGTCTTCCTGCCCATTGTTTCAATCTCATAGACACCAAAGAAGCTAAACACGGTAGCATCGTTCCATGACTTATTCGTTTCGGCAGTATCTGCCGTGATGAAAGTTGAAACAAACTCTGGCTCTTCTTCTAACATCACAAACCATTCTGGCTTGAATAGACTACCGCCAGCTGGCAATGGCTCTTGTTGGTACTGGCTTGAGAATACGTATGGGGATTTTTCCTGCAACGCTAATAGTTTTTCTTTTGGCATCATCTCTGGATAGAGCGCATTACCAGCAGCATCTAACCCCTTAAGAATGGTTGAGTGCCACTCATCCGTATCGCGCCCACTCAATAGGTACTCGGTTAAATCACCTTCATGCACCCTCTGCCCTATATAGATAATAGGAACCTTGATACCACGCACCCGCTGCCGAATCGTTTCGTCATAGTTGTCTATGACACCCTGGCGGATGGTGTCTGAATGCGCCTCATCTGGTTTGTGCGCATCATCCATTACTACTGCACCAGTGAATGTATCTAATCCTGGCAAGCCAGCATCTTGACCCGTCACGGCACCGGATGAACCGAAGGCCATAATCGTGCCACCTTTTGTAGTCTTAAACCTATCTTTCGCCCTACTCTCTGGGTCAAGGTAAACATCAAACAGATAACCATACATGCGTGATGACACAATGGATCGAATAAATGTTGTGTGCTTAGTTGCAAGATCGTGGGCATAGGATATGTATAAAAAGTTTGAATCTGGAAAGTCAGCCCAGCACCAGGCAATGAACATGCTAACTAAGGTCGACTTACCGCAACCAGGCGGCAAATTGATAATCTCTCTTAATAGTTCTAGCTTCTTAATCTTGGTTAATGATCGACAGACTTCGATATGGTGCGATTCGCGCCCAATTGGTTTTGAGATGATAAACTCTCGCCCCGTAATATGTAGAAAAAAATATCTAGTAAACTCAAGCAGAGAACCCCGCAAACGAGACGCTTCTTCTTCTTTGTCATAATCAATCTTCATTATCAATAAATCTTATTTTCTTTACATATTTATTGCATTGGTTGCAATAGCCGCCATTGTATACAGCATATAAAGTGCCGCTAGATGTTATCGTCAAAGCAGTATGCTCATATCTGCATGATATTTTATGACCTAACAAAAGGCATCTCATCCTTAATAATAATTCTTTACTCTTCTGTAATAGCATTCTGCGCTT